CTATTACTCCCAGTACAACAGATACTATATCTGCTGGTAACTGGACTGCTGCTAGTCTCAATGACAGGACTTACTTCTTTCAACTAGGGTACAAGCCTTTAGTATATACAAATGAGTCTACAACGGACGAGTTTAAGTCTATAGACACTTTTACTGGGTATGATGGTACACCACCACAGGCTAACATAGTTATGTCTGCATACGGGCGTTTATGGGCTGCTAACACTAACTCTAATAAAACAGTAGTCTACTTCTCTGACCTACTAGATGGTTCTAAGTGGGGTTCAGGTAGTGCTGGTCAACTAAACATAGCTGGTACGTTCGCTAAGAACAGTGATGTTATTACTGGACTAGGTGCACACAATGGTTTCTTAGTAGTATTCTGTAAGAACTCTATCATGTTGTTTCAAGATAGAGATAGCTTCGAGGCTAGTTTCGATGTTACTACACTCTCTCTAGTAGAAACTATTGAAGGTATTGGTTGTATATCTCACAACACCATACAGAATGTTGGCGATGATATTATGTTCTTGTCTTCTACAGGTGTTAGGTCTTTGGGTAGAACTATCCAAGAGAAGTCACAACCACTAAGAGACTTGTCTAAAAACATACGTGATGACCTGTTTACACTAGTAGAAAATGAAGGTACAGACACAAACATTAAAGCTGTGTACTGTCCTAACTTTGCTTTATACCTACTATATTTTCCAAGTGCTAGTGTTGCCTATGCTTTTGATACTAGAAGCCCTTTACAAGATGGTTCTCTTAGGGTTACTAAGTGGGTAGGTATAGACCATACCAACTTTATTTATGATGCAGACGAGCGCAAGTTACTGTTCTGTCAAGCCAATGGATTAGCTGAATACTTTGGTTTTCAAGATAATGGTAGTGCATTCAACTTTAAGTATTACACTAACTACTTTGACTTAGGTAACAGCAATATAACTAAGATAGCCAAAAGATTAAGTGTAACATTGATTGCACCAGACAACCAAACGTTCGTAACTAAACTAGGTTTTGACTACTCTACTAAATACTTTAGTTACCCATACGTTATTGAAGGTGAGGGTACGCCTTACTACTATGGTGAGGATGAATATACAGTAGCAGAGTACACAGGTGGTATTAGTATTAGGACTGTAAGTAACTCGGTTGGTGGAAGTGGTACAGTTATTCAAGGTGGTTTTGAAGCAGAGATAAACGGTGCTCCTCTTAGTATTCAAAGACTTGATGTATTTATTAAATCTGGAAGAACACAATAAAGGTATTATAAGATATGAGTAATTATGTAAAATCCACAGACTTTGCTTCTAAGGATGCCTTGCTAACAGGCGACCCCCTAAAGATTGTAAGTGGTACAGAAATCAATGATGAGTTTAATGCTATTCAAACTGCTGTTAATACTAAAGCAGATATAAATAGCCCCACATTAACAGGCGCACCTTCTGCACCTACTGCTGGGGATGGTACTAACACAACACAATTAGCTACTACTAAGTTTGTAACTACTGCGGTTAGTAACCACTCTGCTGTAATAAATGCTGAAAGAGATGCTGCAAGAGATGCTGCAATAGATGCTGCAATACTAGCTACTAAATTAGCATTACACCCAGTGGGTTCTATTTATACTAACGCTACTAACAGCACTAACCCAGCTACCTTGTTAGGTTTTGGTACTTGGGCAGCATTTGGTGCAGGTCGTGTTGTTGTAGGTTTTGATAGTGGGGATTCTGATTTTAGCTCTGCTGAAGGAACTGGTGGTGCTAAAACTCACACCCTTACAGTGGCAGAAATGCCAGAGCATAGCCATACTGCGATATTAAGTAATGGTCAGGTTGGTGGTGCACCTATTTACCCAACAGGGGCTATTTCCCCAGCTCTACCTACTTACGAAATGAATACAAATGATGCAGGTGGTGGTGTCGCACATAATATCGTACAGCCTTACATAACAGTTTATATGTGGAAGCGTACAGCCTAATATGAAAATTACACATTTCCCTAATCAAGAAGTAGACGCTATTTGGCACAAAGTAAAAGAATACTTTGATGGTTGTGCTGAATATACTTACGGTAGGTTTACAGCTAATGATATTCGTAGTGCTGTGAAGAAAAACCCCAACCAACAATTATGGATAGCACACGAAGAAGATAAAATATTTGGTTTTGTTATTACAGAGCCTATGGAGTACCCACAGTTAAAGTCTCTTGTTATGCACTTTACTGGTGGTACAGAATTAGAACTTTGGAAAGAAGATATGTTAAAGACTATACAAGGCTTTGCCCATTCAACTGGTTGTGACATCATCGAGTCGTTAGGTCGTAATGGTTGGGGTAAAGTATTTAAGAATGATGGGTTTAAATCCCGTTTTATGTTTTATGAATTACCAGTACAGGAGATAGTGTAATGGGTGGTGGCGGAAAAGGTGGTGGTAGCAAAAAGGCAAAAATTGACCCTAGAATAGCTCAGATGGCTCAGGATGCCGTATTTAAACCTTATACTTTAACGACTGGTGTTGGTAGTACAGAGTACGATAAAAAGAAAAATGCTTGGTCTACTACCTTAGACCCAACACTACAAGGAATACAACAGGCAGGTTATGGTGGTGTATCAGGACTTATGTCTCAAATTCCTGAAGCCTATGGAAGAGAAGCTGCACAGTTTTCATTTGATACAGATTTAGCAGGGCGTACTTCTGATATATTCAGAGAGCAGTCTGCATTACTAGAACCATCTTTTGCACAACAAAGACAACAACTGCAATCAGACTTATTTGGTAGTGGTCGTATGGGGCTTATGCTTGCAGGAGAGTCTGCTGGAGCAGGTGCAGGTGGTATGGTAAGCCCTGATGCCTTTGGACTCGGTAGAGCGCAATCTGAGACGTTAGCTAACCTAGCTGCTCAATCAAGGCAACAAGCCCTCGGTGAACAACAACAAGCGTATGGTATTGAGTCTGGTATCTTTGGCACTAATGAAGCAATGCAACAACAACGCGCTCAAAACCTACTCCTTGGTTCTACTGGTATGCTTGGGTTTGGTGAAGCTGTTACTGCAAGAGAAGCAGAACTTATGCAGCTTGGTCTTACTGCTGAACAAGCAAGGGGCGCTGCATCTGCTCAAGGAGCTAGTGCATTTTCCCAAGGTCAACAGGCTGCTGCATCGGCTGCACAAGCAGCTAACAGTGGTGGTGGTGGTAAAGGTGTACTAGGGACTCTTGGTAGTGCTGCACTTTCCGCTGGTACTGGGTTTCTTGGTACTGAAACTGGTGCTAAGTGGTTATTAAAATAAGGGTATAAAAATGGCTGGATTATTTGATTTTAAGAGTGCAGAAGACATACTGCAAGAACGTAGAGCTGAGACTAAAGCTAACCAACAGCAGCTACTAAACACTATTGTTGCCGCTGCACCTAAAGAAAGTAGACAAGCCTCTATGCTTGGCGCTCAGTTGGGTATTGCTTTAGGTAGAGCTATGGGGGGCAAGACAGAACAAGAACAACTTAAAGAGACTCGTGAAATGGGTGAAACGACTCAGGCTATGGAACAAGCTGGGGTTGGTGGTGAAGGTTCTGCTCAGTTTGATGGTGAAGGTTCTAGCTATGGTGCTGGTGTAAAACAACAAGCTCAAGCAGAAGAACAAAGAAGAATGGGTTTGTTGCCCGATGAAATGCAACAGGCTATTGGAGAGGAGAGACAAGCTAAACAACTAGAACAAGCGTTTCAGAATGTTGATATGAACGACCCAAAACAGACAGCAGAACTTGTTAAGTTAGCTATAGCATCAGGCAACACTGAGGCTGCTAGTCTAGCTGTCTCCTTTAATAAAAATGCTTTAGAACAAGCTAAGGGTAAAGCTCCAGACACTCCACTAGGTAAACTTATTGATGAACGGGCAAGATTAGCGGCTCAAAACCCTAATGACCCAAATTTGGCTAAATATGATTCTGCTATTGACGCAGAAGTAAAAGGCGCTCCGGGAACTCAGGTAAATATTTCTAACGTTGATGAGAGTGAAGACCAAAAACAACGTGCTAAGTTTTCGGCTGAAGGTTTTGCTGAAGCCTTAAAAAAGGGGGATGCTGCTGCAGAAACATTGTATACAATTAATGCTATGCGAAATATAGACTTTAAAACAGGTGACTTTGAAGAAACTAAATTCAAAGTTGGAAGTGCTCTTAAAAAGTTTGGTGTCGACTTACCAGAGGGCTTTGCAGACATTGAAAAGGGGCAAGCCCTAAGGTCTATGTCAGAACAGATGGTTAACAAAATACTAATGGCAGCTGCAGGTGTTCAAACAGAGGGTGATGCCAATAGGGCGCGTAAGGTTGTAGCAAGCCTTGGCGATACTCCGGAGGCTTTCGACTTTAAGTTAAACATGATGGAAGGTATTGCCTTAAGAGAAAGAGCGAAAGCTGACTTCTTAAGAGAAAAGGTAGTAGGACAAGGAATGAATTCAGCTAAAGCAGACCTAGAGTGGAGAAAGTGGATGGACGAGACTCCACAAATGTCAGACAGCCTTGAAAACGAAGAGACAGGGTTACCAGTGCTCTACCATGAGTTTGTGAGGGATGCTAAACAAAGTAACCCCGACTTAACCCCAGATGAAATAAACATGCAGTGGAGAGGTTTCCATGGCGGAAAATAACGAAGTTGACTTGTTTAGTAAGTATACCGTTGTAAAGCCTACTCCTACCGAAACACCAGAACCGACAGGCGAAGTTGACTTGTTTAGCCGGTACGGAAGACAAGGTGAAGAACAACCTACACCCAAAGAAGAAGAGCCTTTGGAAACTGGTTTTATGGATATGTTCTCTGGGGCAGAGCGTGTAGCCGCTACTCCAGAGTTAGGCACACTGCCTGAGTTTGGTTCTACTATCTTGGAAGAGGATAACACCTTTAAGGTAGCACTAGGTCTACTTAGTACATTCGATACCAAAGCCCAAATGCAAGTAATACAAGAGCAAATACCGGGCGTTGTGTTTGAGAAGACCAGAGATGGTTCTATAATTGTAGAGTCTCCTACCGAAGAAGGGGGTACTCGTAGGTCTGTACTTAATAGACCCGGGTTCTCATCTCAGGATGCTGCTACTACACTTACTCAGATGCTTGCCTTTACCCCTGCCGCTAAGGTTGCTGGGTTAGCTGCATCCCTTACAACAAAGGTAGCTGCGGGCTTAGTTGGTGGTGCTGCTACGGAGGCGGCTCTCCAGACTGCTGCACAACAGGTGGGTAGAAAAGGTTATGATGTAGGTGAGATAATCTTAGGTGGTGTTGGTGGAGGTATTGGTGAGGGTGTTGGACATGGGCTAAGTGTAAGGAAAGCTAACAAAGCAGCTAAGAAATTAGATGCCCCAGTATCAACCTTAAAAGGTGTAAAACAAAGTATTAAGGATGCGGAGGAAGCTGTAGACGCAACAAAGATAGAGTTAACTAAAGGTCAAAAGACCCTAGTACCCTCTACGCTAGAAGAACAAGCATATCTAGGCAGTTTACCGGAAGGTATGGGAGCTGCACTACCTTTACTAAGGGAGCAAAACGAACAGGCAGAAACAGCAGTACAGTTCCTTTTAGACCAAATAGCTTCTCCACAAGCAGTTGTAACTGGTACTAAAAAGATTAGGACTGTGGCAGACAAAGCAATAGAAGCTGCTGAAACTATTAGGAAAGAAAGAACCTCACCTCTTTATAAAGAAGCGTTAGATGTAGGTGCTAATGTAGACCTTAATCCTATAAAACAAGTAGTTCTTGAGGTGTCAGAGGATATACCAGAGAAAGGTCAAGTGGCTATTGCTGTTAGAAAGGCTGTAGCTGCTATGACTCCAAAAGACGGTTCTATACCTTCTCTACGAAGATTGCACAACGCTAAGTTAGAAATAGATAAAATCATTTCTGCCAGAGGTGACAAAGCTATAGATAACCAAACAGCTCAAGAGATAATTAAAATTAAAAATGCTTTAGTTGACCAGATGGGCAAAGCAAGCCCTCTCTACGATAGAGCCAGACTAGCGTTTATTGAGGAGTCCCCTGCGGTAGAGGAGTTAACTGAGTCTATCATAGGTAAAATAGCTAACGTTAAGAGTGCAGACTTATCTAAAATAACAAATATGATTTTTGATACTAAGGAGACTAACCCACAGGTATTACTAAAAACTAAGAAAATCATACAGGATGTAGACCCCGGTGCTTGGGATGAAATAGTCAGGACTGAGTTGGAGAAAAGGTTAGGTTCAGTATTAGACGATGACTTCCTAGAAGGAGCTGCTGTGCAAAACATACCAGCTTTACTTCATAAAAAGTTAGGTTTTGGTGACCCACAGAAGTATAAAATTATTAAAGCAGCTTTAGACCCAGAAGGCAGAAAGAACCTAGACTACTTAAAAACTGCACTGGACAGGGCAAGCAGAGGTAGAGGCAAAGGTTCTCCTACGTCTGGTAGGCAACAGATTGAAAAGAAACTAAGGTCTGGTTTTATTGGGTCTATCAGGAAACTTATAGCACAGCCTCTAGAGACTATTGGAGAGGCTGGAACTGAAGCTGCCGCAGGTATGAAAAAAAAAGCAATGGCGGAAGCGTTGTTTGACCCTAAATGGTCTGCTGAAATGGACGTTATCAAAGGATTGTCGGGAGAGGAAGCAGAACAAGCTATGGACAGTCTTCTTAAAAAGACTATGAAAGCAGTAGCTAAAAGGTCTGCCCCAGTATCGGGTGCTTACTTGGGTGCTGAAGATGAGCCGGAGAATTTATAATGGCAACTAAGAAAGATAGTAAGCTAGATAGGATAGGTGTATCAGGTTATAACAAACCTAAGCGTACACCTAGCCATCCTACTAAGTCTCATGTGGTTGTAGCCAAGGAAGGCGACAAAACCAAAACCATTAGGTTTGGTCAACAGGGAGTAAGTGGTGCAGGTAAGAGTCCTAAGACCGCTTCTGAGAAAGCTAGGAAGAAGTCGTTCAAGGCTAGGCACGCTAAGAACATTAGTAAAGGTAAGATGAGTGCAGCCTACTGGGCTGATAAAGTTAAATGGTGATAGGAGGAAATAAATAAATGCCAATGGTAAAAGGTAAGAAGTACCCATATACAGCAGCAGGTAAGAAAGCTGCAAAGAAAGCTGCTAAAAAAGGTACTACTAAAAAACGTAAATAAACTTTAAAGGTAATATATCATGAAAAAACTTTTAGTTAATATGAGATATTGGTTAGCCCCACTACTAATCATTGTTACTGTGCTTAGTATTGTAATGGGTGGTGCTTTTGTATGGGTTGGTGCTGCACTGTTTGGTGTTGGTATTATTCTTGATACTGCAACAATGAATATAAACCCACCGGGTGCAGGCTTTGATGAGAGTGGTGATACATTGGGTATGCCAGCTCTTCAAAACGCTGTGATGTACGTAATGCTTCCTGTATTTGCTTTATTGCAAGTAGTGTTAGCATGGCGTGTAATGCAATACGTTGATGCTGTACCCTTGGAAATGACTACAATGCTAGGTCTACCTGTACAGATGGGTATCACAGGTGTAGAACTTGTTGGTGCTGCGATTTCTACAGGTATCTTCGCAGGTATCGGTATCATCTACGGTCATGAGTTATCTCATACTAAAGGTTTCAGCTTCGTTATTTCTCGTCTTATGATGGGTTTAAGTGGGTCTTCTCACTTCGCGTATGCTCACGTATACAACCATCATTTAGAGTTAGCACATGAAGATGACCCTGCTACGTCTCCTCGTGGTAGTTCTATCTACCGTCACTTCTGGTTATCTCATATGGGTCAATCTAAGTTTTTGTACAAAATGGAACAAACTCGCCTTACTAAATTAGGTAAACGTTTTGTAAGCCTAGATAATCGTTGGATTAAAGGTTATCTTATGAGCCTACCTACTATGTTATTATTC